GGGAAATGATCAGTTGGGATTGAAAACTTTGCTTCGCCGAAGAGGACGACGTCGCGTTGAGATCTGAGTTTCGCGGGTGTGAAACCTTTGGATTGTAGGTAGAGAAAGATGTCTCTAAGTAGTCCGATGGTAGCACGGCTTTGGTAAGCGCTTGCGTAAGCCAGTCCACAACATTTGGCCATAAGGACAGATTTCCAAGTTTTGTGTCCAACAGTACGAGGATGGTACAGCTGAGCGATAAGCTTGGTCATGTCACGGGTAGGATAGCCGTTGTTGTTAGTGTAACCGAGAACGGTCACACCTTGGGGTGTGTTTTCTAATTCCGTCTTCTCAGGTCGAGCAACATGATCGAAATAGTGAGTCGCGAGGCGTTGAAACTCAGCCTTGAACTGCAGATGTTGGTCAGCAGGTATGTTGAACATGAGGATGATTAGTGAATCATCTCCTTGGACAAGAATTTGAAGGTTGCGAGTGTCAAAACCCATTGCGTTCAGGATAGTATATATCATGATCAGATTGTAATGAGAATCGAGGAATTGTGTTACGAATAATCCAGAGGGGATAGAACGAAAGCGACGATTGTACATCGTGCCGTCAGGAAGGAGGAAAGGCATGTTAAAACATGCATCTCGTTGCCAGTTCCAGAGTTCTTCCAGTTGCGAAGGATCAGCCTTGGAGGACCGATAGAAACGAGTGGGCCAGTAACCATTGGAGAGGTCAAAGTAAGTGCGCCAGTCGTCGAAAATTTCGCGTTGGATGGAGAAAAGGGAACGAAGATCGAAGCCAGACCAGTCGACTGTAACAAAGGTGTTAAAGTACAACATGTTCAGAGACATTTTGGAGTGCAGTTTTTGCATGCCGCCGAGGATGGTTTCGAAGCCCCAGAGGAGGGGATCGTTTTCCGATTCGATGAAGTAACGGAACAGAGGCCAAAAGAACATACATTGGACGAGGACGTGACGTTTTGATACGCCATAGATGACACGAATTTTCGTTTCATCAATTCCAGTGAGTGCAGGCTTAACATGAATTTTCATGATAGGCCAAAGAGATTTGGGATCTGTGATTTGCTTGCGTTTAAGAAGGTGAACGAAGTGTCGAGCGTCCATAAAGACAAAGTCTTTGAGGTTGCCGAAGCTCATGCGAGCGTCTTCGATAATACCGGCGTCGTAAAGAGACTTGACATATGCTTGTGCATTTTTGTCAGAGTAGTAGGGCTCTTCAACGTTAGGGTGCCAGTTCCATTCGTAAAAACGTAAGTCTGCGAAGTGCACAG